TATCCTCGAACAGCCCGTCCAGGATTTGCCACATCTGCGCCGAGTTCTGGTCAACGATGTTCTTCGCCAATGGTACAAGATTGCCCTCGCCCATGATCACATTGCCAATCACGGCGAAGTCAATCGTGTCCAGTTTATCTTCCGGTCCTTTCTTCTGGTAGAAGTAGGCTGCATTGATGAGTGCTTGCAGGTTGGTACGCAGTGCGGTCAGGATCGAGTTTTGTGCCTGCCAAATACCGGACTTGAATACACCGAGCAGGAAAGGTTCGTTCTGTCTTTTCACATCCAGGAACAGGTCAGACCCGACCACCCGGTGTGCCTGGACGGGTAGGAATGTCAGGCCGTGAGTCTCTGCGTAGATGGGATAATCCATGGCTTCTGCCAACCAAGTGTAACGGTACGCCTTGTCCCACCACTCACAGACTTTGACAGTCTTATAACTCTTGATCGTTCCGAGCGCATTTGCCGCCCGATCTCCAAACTCATGCTTCACATCGGCAGCCATCATATCTGACTCGGTGTAATGCGCAATGAGTGGACCAGAAGATGACCACAGTGGGTAACATACGGGCGGAGGGATGACCTTGAACAGGTAGGGTGTACGCAGGTTGATACGTTTCGCCTGCTCGATTTCTGCCTGCCATATCTTCTCGTCGTAGTTCTTTCCCTCTTCAGCCTGCGCCATACTGCCCTTGGCCGCGTCCAGGATGTCCTTTGTTGACACAACCCGCAAATGGATCTCGTCATACGTAGCGGCGGAGATGATCATCTGCCGCTCGACCCGTTTCTGTTGGACGTGATTGCTGCGTACCCACATGGTATTTGCGGCGTGTTCGATCTTGCTGCTGCGCTGCTCTGCGTCTGGATCGTTCTTGTCCTGCGGCACATTCCAGGTGGGCAGAGCTGCGGTGAGCAGGTTGCCGAGGCCGAGTACTTTGTTGCGTGGGGCTGGACTGATGGTCAACTTCACGGTGGGATCGTTCGGCTTCTCTGCCCAGTCCATGAAGATCATGTTCTCAATGTCCGACCAGTTTTCCATGCGCTTAGACATCATATCCTTGATATTATTCGCTTCGGCCTGCACTTCCTTCAGGCCGGTCAAGTCCAGTTCGGGTTCAATTATCTTTTTCTTGGGCATGTTCAGACCTACCTTTTTCATACGCCTCGTGTAATAACTTATCGAGTTTCATTGGCCGGTAACGGACGATTTCATACCATAGCCAACGACCGAATCTAACGATGAGGTTGATTGGAACAGGATACGCAAAGGCATAATCCCTTTGATAGTCCAGGTAAGCAATCCCATAAAACTTGGGAAGCATCTCGCCCACGTAAACATTCCTGCTGATTATCATAAGTACTTCGCTCCTCGCGTGCGATCTTTGGGTTTGGCGACCGGTTGTTCCACCACCAAGCCTCGCTCATTGGAAAGGCCGTATCGGTATGTGTCGTAGGCATGATCTTCCTGCCGCGTGTCCACGTCTTCCACATTCAACTCATCGTGCGCCAGGGTAGACAACTGCTCGATCAGATTCGGACATTTCTCGAACACCTGCATACCAGGATCACCATCCGCCAGGTCGCCCATCGAGCGGTCTACCTTGCGTTTGCCGCTGATGCGATCATTGTCTGCACGTGTCAATTGCACCCCCTCTTGCCCATATTCGTCAGCTGTGCAGGATACCTTCCCTTCCATGTTCTTGCGCGTCCACAGGGCGGGATCAGCATAATTCAATGTCACCTTCTCGCTGGGCGGGGTCATGTCCAGGATCAGTCTGGCTTGCTGCCGGTCAGTGAGTTCATTATGGTAGGCTTCACGGTAGACATAGATGCGTTGCGTGTCTGGGTTGCGTGCCAGCCACAGACAACACCACGGCGCAGCGAAGCCCCAGTCTACCGATCTCCACTTCGCCCAATGTTCGGGGATCTCAAATGAAGGAATGACGTGCCGGTCACGATTCCACAATGGGAAGGCCATGCCAGCGAACGCGTCCCAATCTGCGTCCCTCCATGCCTTGCCGAGCGGACCTTTCAAGTTTTCCAAATAGTGAATGTACTCCGGCGCGAGCAGTGGATTATCTTGGTAGTGCACCTCGAAGAAGCGCGCCCCGTTCTCTTTGCCCTGACGCCAAGGTTCGACGTAGGATTTCTTGAACCAAGTCAGGCCGATGCCGTCCGCGTTCGTGCTCAGGTACATGCGCGTTCGCCATCCTGGTTTGCTGGACCGCAGGCTGCCTTTAATCTTGTCCTTCTTCTTCTCGGTGATCTGGGTTGCCTCTTCGAGCACAATCACATCGTACTCAATGCCCAGGTACTTCTCGATGTCCCTCTCATCCTTATACCCGCCCAACAGAATGCGTGAACCGTTGGGGAATGACACCCGACTTGCCGATAACTCATGCGGTGTGTACTGGAAGACACGAATGGTCAAGTCCTCCAGGCTTTCTGCCGCCGACTTCATGATCTTGCGAAGAAATAATACCTTCAATCCCTTGATGCGTTGGCAATCGTCTAATCCAACCTGTGCCATGATCGCGTGCGATTTACCTGGCCCTCGACTGCCGCCTATCGCCAACTCGTCCGCTCCCATCCGGTCCGCCTGGCGTGCCGCTGCGTGGAAGGGAAGCATGGTTGGCCAGGCGATGTAACCAGCCTGGACGAAGCGCTCGATCTGGTCACGTGGGCAGCCAGATGCATTTGCCAGATCTATGTACCGCTTTGTTTGTTCGTCAACTTCCAGTATTGTTGTTGCCATAGGCCAGATCCAATAATGCCTTCAATCCCACCACCGTCAACTTGTTATCTACTTCGAAGTGCTCCACAAAAAGGCCGTGTGCCTTGCCAATAAGTTCCAGGGCGCGCTGTGAATCTACCAGTTCAATTTCGCTGCTCATTCCGACATGGTGCTTGATCTTCTTGACCAGATAGCCCTTCTTCTGCACGGCCTCCCAATTAATTGCTCCGCCCGGTTGGATGAACTCGCTGATGTCCACCCGTGCCTGTTCACTCAAACGGACCAGGTCCTCATCGGCTGTCATCTTCTTTTCTTTGAGCCGCTGACTAATTGCAGATTGAACTTCGGCATTTTTCAACAATCGCCCACCCTGTGAATATGCTGACCTTGGTGAATACCCGGCACGCAGAGCTGCCTGCGTTGCGTTCCAGTCCCGCAGGTATTCTTCCACGAATGCAGATCGCTTACTTTGAGACATCAATCTTCTCCATTACATATTTGCTATAATTTGACGCCCAATAAATTCGGTATAGGCAGGTGGGATAGCCTGTGTCAATTCAGCGCGACTCATCCATTCAATACCCATCGCAACACGTCCCTTTGAGAGAGGAACAAAATTTCCACAGACTGTTATAAATGGTTGTCCTTTCCGTCGTTGAAGGGAGTCGGATTTACCCCAATGATTGCACATCGCTGGGGCAAAATAGATTTTCGGAAAGGACTCAAAAAGTCTATGGCGAAAAACTCGCAGGCCAAACATCGTACCGCACAACATCAGTGCATCTTCAAGTGGCGAAGTGGGAATGTTCTCAATCACATAGGGTTTTATGTTATCCATCAAAGCGGCACGGACGGCCGGGATCAGATCGGGGTATTCGTGTTTTGTCAGTTGGGCATAACATTGACATGGCGGACTGGCGTGGATGACATCGAATTTGCAGCCGTGTTCTTTGAGATATTCCAGTGCGTCCGCTTGGTGAAACTCGAATGGGTAATGAGGCTGCGGTCTATTATCCACACCAACCACATCGAAGCCGGCGCGATAGTAACCCACTGCCGCTCCACCTGCACCACAAAACAAATCAAGTAATCGTTGTTTCACATTGCCTCTTCGAGAGATGAAACTGCCTGGTGCCTTTCGGGATGTATATCTGCCCAGCCAGTTTCATTCGCATGTAATCGTCTCTGAGCATCTTCATCATCCCGGCCGGACTGCGCAACCTGGCCGGTTTGTAGGGAGGCATATCTTTTGACCTATACACCCGCTCTTGATGTGCTCTTTTCCAACCCAACTTTTTACATTCGCCCGCGTGGTACTTGAATTGCCTGCTAAGGTCCTCGGGCAGTGGCTTTCCGCACCAACTACAATTCTTCGGGGGGTCTTGATTCTTTGAGTTCATCCAGCCACTCCCGATAAACCTCATAGATCGCAACACTGCCAAAGACAACAGCAAAAATCGCAAAGCTCCAGGTCGTCAAGAAATCCATCATCATACGTACGCATCCGGATGAAAACCAGCCAGATTAAGTGCTTCATCCTCTGTCTGGATGACATTGTATTTCTGTCCCATGCGTTCGATCTTCTCTTTGCATAATTTCTCCCGCGTTGTGAGTTCCCAACGATAGACCGGATTTTTGATCTCTACCGCGTGGATCCCGTTGAAAGAAATCAAGAAGCCATCTAATCCTGCGTACTTGTCCTGATCC